AACAGGTGGGCAGAGGCGTCCTCCACCCTGTCCTCGGCAATGCTGGGTATCTTCTTGGATTCTTTGTAAGCCCCAATCAGCAAGTCTTGGTTTGTGTACACAAAATAACCAGCAAAAGCAAATACGCCCATGACAAGGATGGCGGCAAGTTTAAATGGCGAATCCACATACCCAAGAACTTTGTCAAGGGTTGAATTGGCGTTTAAAGTTCCTTCGCTCACAGCTTACCTTTCATTTCAATTACACCCCAAGCCACTAAGATAAAAATGGCCGCAGCCACCAGTATGCAAAGCCCCATCGTGATGGCCTCGTCAATCTCAGCCTTGCGGTTTTTAGCCGCTTTAGCATCCAGTATCTCTTGCGTCTTGCGCCGCTGCACTATGCTGTTGCGCTCCAAGAGAATCTGACTCCACAACTGCGAATGGCCTTGGTTGATAAAGTGCCATTTGAGTTCTTCTTCAGCTTTGTTTAACTCATGCAGTTGCATGACTGTGGACATCGCTTGGCTGGTATCAGAACTGTATTTCTTCTTCGGGTCCTTTACCGCTTCCTTGGCAACCTTTTCCTTTGCGTCGAAGAACTTCATCACGTCATTCGTGATGCCTTGGACATCCTTGCCCATTTTTATAGCAGCTTGGATTCCTTTGATGGCTCCTTGGGCTATTGCGAATGCGCTAATTGGGTCCAACATTCTTGACCTCCAAAACCCACCTGCAAACCCTCCCGTCCTTATCTAAAAACTCATTGGCTCCGTACTTTTCTTGCGGCAGCACAACGCGGCACACCAACACGATTCTTGTCTCCGTGTTGGGCCATTGAACTTGAGCAGAGGCAATTGCATCTATCACTTGAATCCATGATTCTTTGCGAAGTCAAATAAAAGGTAGGCCAGCCCAGCCAATGCAGCCCACACCAAGCCGCCCAAGGTCTTCTCAATGATGGCCTGGCGTAACTTAATGGACTGCTCCTGCTTGTGGATGGCCAACTTAACCCAACGCACCTCGTCATCAGACAATTTAGACGATGCCTTAATTGCCTCGGCAATGTCGGCAATTAGTTCGGCGCGTTCGGCTTGGTTCATGTCATTCGTCCGCAGGTAGTGGGGTGTTGTTTTCGGCTTGGCTTTTTGCTTCCTTTTGGATAGCCTCTATGACTTGAAAGACTTCGGTGTATGGGCGTGTTCCAAGGTATTGCAGGATGGCATTTACCAAGTTGGTTGAGAGTTTAATTTCGTTCATGGTGCTGTCTCAAGTGCTGTGATTCGTGCTGTCAGGGCTGTGATGAGGGCTTGTTGTTCTTGGATGGCGGCTGTCAGTGTAGCTACCAAATTGCTAGTATCAACACCTTGCGGTTTAATTCTTGTTTGCTCGTTTCCATCTTCATCTGTGTAAGTTTCTACATCATCTTTTTCACCAGATACAGCATCGGGAAACACTTCTTGTAGTTCATGGGCAATAAAACCTTGACCATTAGAACCGTCAAATTTCCAAGTGTATGTGCATGGTTTTAACTGTGCTACTTTTGCTAAAGCGCCAGTCATTGGCGCAACATTTTCCTTCAGGCGATAGTCGGAAGTAGTGACGTAGTTAATGCCAGAACCATTTCCATTGATTGCACCCTGTGTTCCAGCCCCACCGACAAAAGTTATGATTCCGTTAGAAGTTGCGGCTCCCATGCTAAATATGCTTGGGCCAACATTGAATACGTTTCTAAGCAAAACACCTTGCTGGGTGCTTGATGGATTTGTACTAAATACAGAAACGCTATCAGAAAAATTTCCCTGACCGCCAGCGGTCACGTTAGACCAAACACCAAGACCGCCACCGCACACAATAGCGCCAGTAGTGGTTGACGTTGAAACTGTTCTAGTATTGTCGCCAATAGTTAAAATTGAATTAGATGCAGAAATATTTCCAGAAGTGTCAATAGCCATCCGTGGTGTATCGTTAGTAGCAAATGTTAACGTATGGTTTGACCTAGAACCAACAGTAATATTTGCCGCAGATGATGCAAGCAATTCACCTGTACGAGTTCCATCACTCCAAATAACTGCCGCAACAGTGCTGTTTTGAACTTGTAATGTTGCGCCGCCCAACGAGAGTGGTGCAGAAGTACCAATCCCCACATTACCAGAACTATCAATCCGCATAGCCTCAACACCGCCTTCAGCAAAAGCAATGGTGTCAGCGGCAGGGAAGAAGATGCCGGTGTTGGTGTCTCCTGTGGCTGTGATTGTTGGCGCAGCCGCAGAGCCTGCTGCAAAGGATGCAATCCCGCCAACAGTCAAAACTTTGCCTGACCCAACATTCAAGCCAACCGATGTACCTGTACCATTGGCTGTAAAGATTGCGTCCACAGAGTCCAAGTCGGTATTGATCTTGGTTCCCCAAGTGTCCGTACTGGCCCCAACCTCGGGTTTGGTAAGTAATAGGTTGGATGTTGTGGTATCTGCCATTCTTAAATCTCCTTATGCGGCCTCTTGCCACGTTGTTGAATTATCTGCAACTACAGTCCATGTCTCTGACGTATCAGAAATTGGAGTCCAAGTCTCTGATGTATCAGGAACTGCTCCCCATCCGAATCCAATCAATGTGCCTACGGAGCAAGCAGTCTGTACGCCAATTATCGCAATAGATATGCTCTTTGTGGCAGAGCCAACTGAGCCAGTTCCACCGACCCCAGTGATAGCCTGGAATGTAATGACCTCTGACGGCATTGTCTCTACAGCACCCGTTGCGGAATTTCCTGTAACGGCTCGCAGTCTGCTAGTTGTAACTGAGCCGACAGACGTTGTTGACACATTGCCAACAGCCTCAATTGTCAATACTTCCTGAACGCTGCCAACGGACAGGGTTGAGGAGTTTCCTGTAATGGCTTGAACTGATGACGGGGACAGAGTGCCAATTGCACAGGTAGACGCATTGCCTGTGATGGCAATGGAGATTGACAGGCTGACTGTACCGACATTGCCAGTGGCAATTGTCCCGTCCTCTTGGATTGATCTATCGGTCAGCAGTGTGCCAACGGCAGAAGTAGACGAGTTGCCACTGATGACAACATTACCTATGCCATAGGCTCCAAGACCGTAATAACTTGTGCCGTAAGCAGCCATGCCGCTGCTCCCGTGTTAAGCCAGACGAATCAGGCCGGTGCTTGCATCGTTTGTTGGCATGGTCAAGGTGAACGTGCCAGCCGTCACTGTCTGCGAGCCAAAAGTATGAACGCTCACTGCCTTGTTTGATTGGGTCGAGTTGTAGATCAAGACGCAATCAAAGGCTGTGGCGAGGGTTACGGCAGAGTAAGAAATGCTTGCGCTTGGGGTAACAAACGCTGTTGTACCACTTGTGCTTGGGGGTGTGCCAAACGTCACAGCAACACCGCCAGCCGTGTATCCAGAGCCTGATACCTCGTCAGAGGCTGAGTAGGCTGTGGTAGCCGCATTGACGGTGGCAGATGCCAAGTACAAGGCTGCTTTAAATGAGTCAGCAGTTGTAGCGGCACGGACTACACCAGTACCAAAATTGTGATGGCCGACCAAGAGTTCACCTTTGAAGCTGGTGCAGAGGGCTTGAGTATTAGAAATGATATTTCCCCTTAAATTGCTTGCGTTTCGCCCTGGGCAAAAACGCTACGTTTCAAAACCATATTCACAGACCGATGCACCAACTCACCAGCAAGCCAGTATTCAACCCAGTTGGTTGTCTCGTTCTCAGTATCAATTATCCCCTCTTTTTTCTCAAGTAGGGAGTCATCCATTTTGCCTTTGGTCGTAGTGATTAGCATTTTTATCCCAGTGTTCTTGCTCGCGCAGTTAGAGAGCCACCCGATGTTGTGCTTCGGTCATCTGCGAGTTGCAGTTGCTCAATTCCAGCAAGGTACAGCGCAGACCAGACAGAGATACGTGCATCGTCCTGTAGGTAAGGCGCGGCCTGTAGGAGTGAACCGTACAGGTAGATGTCAGGAGATGATGTCAATAGGAAGTTTGTTGCGACAGTACTTGATAACTTAGTTAACTTTGCGTAGTAGGTCAGTTCACCTGTGTACGATGTATCAGGGGCTGGTACAACGCGAATCTGACTTCCGACGATGCTGAAGTACGTTGGTTTGCCTGCCGCGTTTGTGCGTGATGCCAATATGTCCAACGAGTCCATTGTCTCAAACTGCATCGGAGTCACTGGGTTTGTATTTAACTTAAACGCCCGTGTCTCAAGGAAGTTGTCAGGGACCGCGCTGTACTCGCTGTTGATGAACGCATCGGCACGGACAATCATCTGACGTGTACGCAAGTTGCGTTCGATCTGAGCCTCGGCCAGAGAGATGAAGTCAGGGATTGCAGCCGTCAGGTCGGCACGGACGAGCCAGTCCGCTACTGATGCCTTGAGTTCGGTGTATGTCGTTAGAGCCATTAGGTAGCCTTTTCCTTTTCCTCAAGGTCACGCATGACCCATGTGTGGTCGTGCTTGAATTCAAACGTCCCAATGTGTCCAATTTCTTTAGATACATCGTGGTCAATCCATATCTTAAACCCTGCGGCCTGTGCCTTGCGGCAAAAGAAAATATCCTCGCCAATATAGCCGCGTTTGTCTGTGCGCCAGGGAGTCTCGAACCAAGGCTCTGTCAACGCCTCAAAGACGTTGCGCTTGATGAGCATCACGCCCATCCCGATGCTGCCAACTTCCTCAACGCCTGTAGATTCTGGCATTGTGTAGACCAAATCGCGCTCTCCGTTAGGTCCGTAATTCTGAGCCGTTGGACCTGTGGGCATCCTGCGACGTGCGCAGTTGGTTGCCACGATGTCAAGGTCGTGCTTTAGCAGCCTCTCAATCATGTCCTGTGGGAATGTCATGTCCGAGTCAACAAACAGGACGTGGGTGCAGTTCTCTCGCATCGCGTCAAGGCAAAGGTCTGCTCGTTGGTTTTGAATCAACGTACCCTGCATGATCTTCAGAGCAATTGCGTCTGTCGTGTTCAGCGTATGGTAAGCCACCATGTTAACCATGCAATAGGTGTAGTTTGTGTGAACCATGTCACGCGCTGGGGTGCAGACTGCAATGTAATTCATACTTGTCCTGGGCGAGTTCTAAAGTAGCGGTTTTCGGGATCGTTTAACCAGCGTTTCATGTATGCGTCATCGTCCAACTTGCCCTGCGCCTTGAGTTCAAAATAAATACTCAAAGGGATGCTTGCGACCTTATTCCACTCGCCGTACTTGGAGTGCTTCTCTTGCAGGTTGAAGTCCTGCTTGTTCTCTTCAATGATCGCAGTGATGTCCTGCTTGGTTTCAATGGTCGCCTCGTCGGTTTCCGAGTTGTAGTGCCATGTGCGATTGATGCCCAAGGCATCATTGCGATCAAAATTTTTGGATTCAATCATGTAAAAAAGAGCCAGGTTTCCCTGGCCCTTTCCCTTTACTTTTAAGAAGTAGTCAAGTCAGCAGCAATGCCGTGGGCAGTTTCTGCCAACACTTTGTGGCCGAACTCAACGATCAACATACGCTTCTCAGCGTCACCAGTCTTAGCCAACTCAACTTGTTGGTAAGGACGGAGGACGGTCATCTTTGCGTAATCAGGATCGATCACGAAAGCGTCACGCTCACGTTGAAAACGGTTCGCAATAACAGAAACATTCCCGAAGTCGCTGACATAAATATCTGCGGCCCCCACGATAGTTGCTGGCTTTGCGCCGCCATCAATGTTGAAACGAGAAGATGCAATGCCGGAGAAACCGGATACGCGCTGCTTGTTGACAGGACCAACCATCAAGATTTTTGGAGTGCCGCCAGAAGTCCATACTTGCTGGATGACGTTCTTCAAAATTGTCTCAGTGAAGGTACGGACGTTACCGTCAGTACGTGCGCTGCTTGGAAGGGTTGTGTACGATGGGCTGACACCATTAGTCTGCATATCAACGTTGGTCTTCAGGAACGCTTGCAAAGAGGCAGTAGTACGAGCAGCAGTAGTGCTACCAGCGGCAGCAACTTGGCTGTTCAGCATACTGAACTCTTGGTCGCGACGAAGTTCAGAACCACGCTTCGCGATTTGGTAGGCTAGTTCAGAGCGTCTGCCTGCTTTATTTACAGTCTCTTCAGTCGCGGACAAGATGATTGTCTTGCGAGAGATTTGAGCGTAGTTTTGCAGACGGACAGTGGCAGTCACTGCGTCAAACGAAGTAACGTCGTCACCCTCCAACTGTGCATTGGCAGCGGCTGCGGCCAAGACGTCGGTTTGGTATTCAAACAAACTGTTAGAAACATTTTCACGTCCAATATTGGAAATGTACGGTGTTTCTTCCGGTGAGATGTTAGTAATAATATTGGAAAGGTCTTCACGGATACCCTTTGCAGAGTAGGTGGTAAAGGTGTTAGCAACAATAGCCATTTAAGTGCCTCATTTCAGTAGAAGTTCAATTGCGGTAGCCGCGTCTTGGACGCGACCAGTTTTTGCAAGACGCTTTTGTGCGAGAGCATTCCCAGTTGACTGTGAGACGCGACCTGCTGCACCAGGCTTGGCAGGGCGAGGGCCGTTGTTGATTACCGGTTTGATGTTGCCCCTTTTGGACATCATCTGTTCGTACAGGGCTGCTTTACGCA